AATCAAAATAAAGAGGAAAAAGTTAGACCATCGTAGGTGAAACTCCTACTATTGATTTTACACTTTTGATTTTTTTACTCTGTGAAAACGGCGTTTTAAATCTTCAAGGGTGTAATAGCCAATCTATGAAATCCGCAGAAACTATTTAGAAAATGTTTGGTAGTAGAATTCTCTGGTCCACGTGATTTTCCTTTTAAAAAAGATTCATTAATTGTAGAAACCGATAACTTTGAATAATTTATATTCACTAATGTGAATATACCGCACATATTTATAAAAAATATAAATTATATCTTTAAATTTGTTAACAATAATTTAAATAAAGTATAAATATATATTATGACATCCGAATGTACCACATCATTTCAAGAACGTATGAACAGAGAAATATATAGTAGAAATCTACCATCTCAGCCATTACAACCTTATTTAGATGTTAGACCAGTAATGACTAAATACTCCTATCTTCCTATAGTAGATCCTCGGCGCGAAATAAAACAACAATTCAAAGACTTACCTACTTATAATACTAATACTACATTCAATCCTGGTAATCGTCAAGCCCCGTGGTCAGGATTTGCCTCAAATATTAATTTAGAATCCGAATTAAGAAACCAGATATATGCGCTTCAAAAATGTAATCAGGCCGAGTATGTACCAAAAAGTAATAGCGATCTATACGATTTCAATTTACAGGTTACAAAACACACGAATCTAGGCGATCGTAATTTACTCTTTAAACAAGAAGCGTTCCCTCAATTTAATCCCAACCCAGATACAAATATTTTAGGAGTAAATTTATTTAACAATAATACAAGGGTACAAGTAAAAGATATTAATAGTTGTAATTAAATTAGAATTTTGTTTTATATATTTAAGATATGTCGCAGCAATTTATAAATGAAATAACATTAGATTACTTATTAAATAAAGAACGATTTGATAAATATATAAAACATAGTAATAATAAAAAAAAATACGACAAAGATAAAAAATTCTATCGTAAAAGAATCATCAGTCTCACCAAAGAGTTGATTTCAGACGCATCATGTAATATTTATCCAGAAGTTAAATATACATTTGAAAGTTATATAAACAGTTGTATTCATTTTTTCAAAAGTTTAGATAATAATGATATTATTCAAAAAGATCTATCTACAATATCAGATTACAATAATAATCCATCATTAGACGTTAGTAATAACTATACTCATGCGAATGACGAATTTATAAAAACATTAAAAGTAGAAAACTTACTAGATAAATTTGTAATTAAAACCAGCCTTGGTGAAAAGGATATTATTTTGCCACAAAAAAAAAATATTAATCTTAAAGATCCAAATTTAAAAACCAAAGGAGTTAAAAAAATTTCAAAAAAGAAAAATATCACTAATAATTATGAGAGTACCAATCAAAACCAAAAAAAAAAAAATGAAAAAAACAAAACAAATGAAAAGAATGATCAAGACGAAAAAGACCAAAAAAAAGAGGGTATCTATGAAATATAAAATGAAAGGAGGTAAAGAAATGATAAATGTAAACTGTAGTCCAAAAGGTGAAGACGAAATAAATGATTTTTCGTGTTATACAGATGACGCTATAATAAATTTAAGAGACATGTGGAACGCAAGACATCCTGATAATAAAATCAATACAAATAATACTAAAAAAATTCACGAAGAGTTAAGTAATCATCTCTCAAATGTTTGTAATAAAGAGTCTTGTTGGCTAAAACAAAAACATCATTTTGGAGATATATCAAAAGATTTAAAAGAATCTTTTGCTCCAACAACACCTATAGAATGGAAAAAAAACCCCAACGAATGGTTATCTAGTACAGATATTATCAAAGTAATGAAACAATATGAAAAGGCATATAAATGTTTTGACTTTATTGGTCCTTCACCAATTGATTTCAATAAACAAAAATTATATGGTGAATGTGTATGGGAAGAACTATGTAATTTTAATTTAAAACGCGAAATAGATAAGGGGCGAATTAAATTTGGTATAATATTTAATACCGATCCACATGATAAACCTGGTCAACATTGGATATCGATGTTTATTAATATAAAGAAAAAGATGATATTTTTCTTTGATAGTACAGGAGATCCTGCACCAAAAGAAATAAATGATTTTGTCAAAAAAATAAAACAACAAGGACAATCTCTTAGACCTAAAATAAATTTTAATTATGATACAAGTGAAGGGTATGAACACCAAAACGGTAATACTGAATGCGGCGTGTACTCGCTATTTTTTATTGTTCAAATGCTAGAAGATAAGATGTCTACAAAATATTTAAAATCTCGAAGGATCGACGATGAATATATGTCAAAATTTCGTAAAATATATTTTAACGAAACATTATAATATAAAAAGTATTTCTAATATTATACTAATAATGGAACAATTCAAAACAAACGAAAATAAAGCATTATTATGGGATTTAATATCCGAAAATATCACACTTGATAATAATGGTAAACACCATATTTATAATTTATTTAATCAAAATTATAATCCTTTTTACCAAAATCAATTTAATACATGTAATAGTCTAATGGAGTTAAATAAAAAATATATTATGTTTATTAGAAGTAATATTAATGAGTATGACCATAAATCTAAATTAGTTACACACGAAGATATTCAAAAAAATAAAGTAAATCAATTTGATATAGAATATCAAAATCAAAAAAATGATTTTGATTCTAGTATTAATATTAAACCTCCTCCTGTACCAGATTTTAAAATCAAAATGGAAGACGAGCCTTTGAAAGAGACCGATAAACTTATTCAGGAAATGATAAAATCTAGAAATTATGAAATCGATAAAGTTTATCAAAAAAATGATATAGTAACAAAAAATACTAATAAATTGGATACTCCTAGTTTGGATACTCCTAGTTTAGATACTCCTAGTTTAGATACTCGCAATTTAAAAAATTCTAATAATATAACATACATTAAAATTAATGAAGAACTTGATAATAATATTTATGAAAAAGAAGTTGAAATACTAGATAATGATAATAGTAAACATATTTCATGGGCAGATCAAACAATTCAGCCGTCTATATCCATTTTTGATAAACTAAAACGAAAACCGTCGCTCAACTCAAATATCGACGAAGAAATCATATTTTTACATAAGAAAATTGACAAACTTGATGAAAAAATAGAGAGAATTATATCTCTTCTAGAAAAATAGATATATCAAATAATATTACACCTTTTACATAAATCGCTGAACTATGTTATCAACTGTTTGAATACTTGTTGACCTTTTTCATTTATTTCTAATGTTCCTACTTGTAGAGGAACATTTGAAGGATTTTTTACTGCTGCCTCATAACTTGCTTTATCATATATATTTAACAATTTGGAATTTATACGTTTATAAACATAGACAACACCATTTATTTCAACTGGTTTTCCAACCCATTCTATTTTTTGTTTATTTGCGCGAACGGTGGTATCTCCCTGTTGTTCAGCATAATCAGGAACATAAGCATATTTATCATTTGAAGGCGAACCAAAATTAACACATTTATTACCCGAATATAAATAACAATCGAAAGATGTTTCTTTAATCGCGTCTGTTAACTGAAGATTCAAGTTTGCTTTTATTTCTGATAATTCAAATAAATTCTGATCAGTAGTTAGCGGAACAGGTGGTAATTTTCTACTTAAATCCTTTCTTTTTAATTCAATTGCTTCATCAGATTTTAGTTGTTCGGCTGTAAATTCCATTAAATAAACAAATACTTCCACCGTTTGTAAATGTTGTGGTAAATCTTTATGACTACAAATACGTCTTGCACGACCAATAACTTGTTCTGAGCGTACAGGATGCCAATATGGTTCCATAATATGTACATAACGCGTGTTCTTTAAATTAATACCTTCAGATCCTGACGAAGTAATCATAAAAACTTTGATAACTTCACCCATATTATTATTATTTGCAATTTTCATCAAAGATTCGGAAAGTGAACTAGGTATTTGGTCCCATTCACCATTATAGATATGACGAATTATCTCTTTTTCTTCGACGGTTTCAGTTCCTGTATAAAGAGCAAATGTTGGTTTTCCTACATCATTTTCCTTTATATCAATCGACCAAACGCCATAATCATTTTTTTTTATTTTAAACCGTGCAAAACCATTTTTCTCTAAAACAAGTGTAAAAATCCCTATACCTTCTAAAGTTCTAAATTGACTATACACTAAATGTAATCCTTCATATTCAGGATCTTTGATATTATCTAATATATGTAAAAACTTGGGACTATATGTTTGAAGTCCTTCTGGCGTTAAATATTCATTTGAATTATCACGTAAAAACCGTATCGCATCTTCTATACGTTCTTTATAAGTACTACCGCCTATTTCATCTAAAATTTCATCTCCCTCTACTTCTCCTTCATTTATATTTTCCATATCTTTTTTTGTTTCAGCACGTCTTGCTTCTGATAACAAATTTACGACACCGCTTTCTTCTTTTTTATTATTGGTTGTTTTATCCAAGTCTAATTTTGCTATTTCATTTTCTATAACTTTTTTATCTAAATCCTCAATCGAAAACATATTGGAAATATCTTCTTTATCGTCTGTCTTTTTTGTTTTTTTACTTACACCTTTCTTTTTTGTGTTTTCTTCTGTATTTTTTTCCCGTAACTCTTGAAATATTTTTTCTGCTAGATTCTCTATTTCTGTTCTCATTTTTTCCTTCAACTCTTTTCTTTCGTCTTCATTTTCAAGTTCATCTAATTTTTGTTCTCTATGTAATAAAGTCTTTTGTTTTATCTGTTCTATAATCTTCTCTTTTACCATAATAGCATGTTGTCCAGCAATAGATGATTCTATCTTAATATCTCTAGGTAATGGTCTGTTTGGTAAAGCATAATTACAATAAAGACGTGAAAATATCTTATATGTTCCACTAAACTCTTCTTCTTGTGCTGATTTTTTTTTTGATTTGGGCTTTTCCTGTTTTCTTTCTTCTCGTCTGGCATTTTCATATAATTGAAATTGTTTATTACTCATAGGTATACGTATTATATGATAATCACTTCCCAATAATTTATTAAATTTGGGTAACAGACTTTCCTGTGCACTTCTAAAATGAGAAGATAATCCAATTATACGTCTTTTTAAAGCATCATTATTTTTCAGCTCTTTTGTATTTTCGTCAATAAAACGACTTGAAAATTGCTCGAATGTATCTGGTAATGCTTTTCTATATCTCACACGAATTGCCGCAATATTAGCCTCTATATTATTTTTACGAAGGATATTTAATATTTTTCTCTCAAAATCTTCATCGGATATAAATTCTGTCTCAAATATTTCCTTCTTATTTTCATCCTTTGTTATATTCGAAACACCTTGATACTTATTACCTACCTTTATTTTATTCTTAAACCCATAAGGGTTTCTAGTAATTGTTAAAACTTTACTTGACGGAGAATAATCCAAATAATCATGTGTTTTTTCACCGATTAACATTTCATTCAAAGTAGTACGATCTATTTTATTAGTTGTTTTTATAATAAGCGGAATATGCCAAGTCTTAATATACCCTCTCAATATGTTAAAAAGTATTCCAAATTCGTTTGCATAATTAATAACAGGTGTACCACTTAATAAAACAATCCTAGAATTTTGCGCACTTAAAAGATATTCATATAATTTTGTCGATAAACTAGTTGGTAAATGCTCTTTCTCTCCTCTTTCAGTTTCTTGAATTGGTTTTTCTTTCTTAATTTTATTAACAATTCTACTTATTAAATTATGAGCTTCATCAATAATAACAACCGCATTATCAAATAAATTTTTAGTATAACCCGACGTAAGCTGTGACAATTTACTTGATCTAAGACCATTATAATTTATAAATGTATACTTATTATCTATCATTTTATCTAATTGGGCTTCTAATGATCTTCTTTCAATATCTGTCAACTCATCATAATTAGAGGGTTTTGTTATATTCACAAACCATGCGCCTTTTTGTTTCAAAATATAGTCTTGTTCCAAATTTAAAATCGCGGATAAAATCCGTAATAAATCTTCATTATTATTTAATGCTATCCATTCCCAGAATTGATTCTTTTTATAGTAAACGTCTCCTGCTTTTTTTAATTCTTCTATATAATTTGCGCGTAAAGAAGCGGGGGTCATCACTATCACTTTTTTGGTACTTTTCATAGCCTCTGCAATTG